ATTTTTAAAAACTGCTTTTTTCCCCATATCGACCCATTATCACTACACTCCACCAGCTCCCCAACCTTCGGCTCATTTTCTAAAATATCTATGCAGCCACGATAGATATTTATTAATTCTTGCTTAGTCATAATTTATAAACGTTTAATTCAATTTTTCTTATTTCAAAATTAACTTTTTCAGGATTGCTCTCAAAGGATTTAAACTCACGTGGTGATATTACTTGCGTGCAGAATATTTCAAAATCAAACTTTGCAACAAACTTATTGGCTTTATAAGCAAATACAAAATCATCGCGAATTAGGCAGGTGTAAGTCATATATTTACCGTTTAGAATGCAAATATATAACATTTCTTTATTGCGCAATAAATTATTTATTTATATATTTGCCAAATGGAAAGAATAGATAAGTCTATATTAATATCTGAAAAAATAAAAGAGTGCTTGGTTAATAACGAGCGATCTATAGCTTGGCTGGCAGGGAAAAAAACACGTAAATACATTACACTATATAAGATATTAGTTGAGCATACTTACGCTATTACCGATAAGCTACTAGTTAGGATTAACGAAGTATTAAGTAGTGAGTGTAAGGGGTGGGATGTTGTTAGTTATGAAGATATAAAGTAAATATGACAGCAAAAGAATTATACTTTAAAGCACATAGGGAATACTCAGAAATCAAATTGCCTAACGTTATAAAAGATGGGCATTATTGTAATCCTAAATATCCTAAAATAGAAACAAGTAATGGGCTAACAAATTACGTTGTAAATATTATAAATTGGCTTGGTGGTAATGCCACTAGGATAAGTAGTGCAGGTAGAATGGTTGACACCAAACAAAAACAAGCCAGCGGAACTGTTTTGACTATAAAAAAATATATCCCTTCTACAACTAGAAAAGGTAGTTCTGATATTACATCTACTATTAAAGGAAGGTCAGTAAAGTTTGAAATAAAAATAGGTAATGATAAGGCATCATCCTATCAATTAGAGGAGCAACAACGCGAAATAAAAGCAGGTGGATATTATTTTTTTATTAAAACACCCGATGACTTTTGGCAATGCTATAATAAGGTATTAAGCGAAATTAAATAACTAATTATTTGTAAAGTTGTTGTATATTTGCGCTGTATTAAAGGTTAAGCAGCAGCCTATTATACATTAACTTATTTCCCTCGATGGATTCGTTAGGCTGCAACTCTAGCGTTATTCAAAGAGGGATTTTTATTTTTATGACTTTTCAAGAAGAAATATTAAACTGCATGAAAGAAGCAGTTTTAAAAGATTTTAAAAAAGAAACCAATGACTTAGGCGGGGCTTGTATTGAAGACGCAAAACTTCAAATCTATAACAACGAATTAGATTGTTTTGAAGATTTTATTTTACAAAGTGATGTTTGCGAATCACAAGGCGAAACAGCGGTAATAAAAACACTAACAGAAGCAAAACAAATAGCTAAAACACTTTACCCTTCAATTCAAATATTCTTATTTTATGGTAACATTGATTAGTGAATGTAAGCATTGCCAAAGTGATAAAATACATTATAAAGAAAACGAATTTGAAACGGGGTACTATTGCCAAAATTGCGATATAATTCATGTAGAAAAAAAACAATTTGAAGGATGCTGCAATTATGTAGATATTCAAACAATGCAGGTCGCTACTGCTAATGGTTTTAGCTATCGTAATATTTGCCAAAATTGTTATAGTACAATTGCAACTATAAAGAAAACAGATAAGCCAATAGGTAAGTTAATTGATATTTCGCTTGATGAATTAAATAATAGAAAGTATGGTACTAATAAGAATATTATTTATGGTGAATTATTGAATTTGAAAAATGAATTTAATAAAAATAAAGAATCTGCTTTTTGGCTTAGTTACTCAGAATATTTAAAATCTGACAAATGGCAACTTAAAAGAAAAAAGGTTTTAGAACGAGATAAATATATTTGTCAAGCGTGCCTTACAAATAAAGCAGAACAAGCACATCACTTGACTTATAAAAATGTTTTTGATGAACCTTTATTTCAATTAACATCTGTTTGTATTAGATGCCATGACAAACTACATGAAATAGATAAAAAGAATAGATATGGACTTTAATATTTTCAAAGAATTAGTTGAAATAGGGTTAAAGCCATTCCCAATTTATTGGAATGCTGAGACAAAAACCGCGACAAGTCATGTAGTAAGGCATGGCGAAATTACCGATGAAAATTATAATCAAAATACTATTGAAAGATGGGTAAAAGAGATTGACCAAGCCAACGGGATAGCAATTAAATTATTTTCACCGTTCTGCATGATTGATTTTGATTTAAAAAATACCGATAACAAAGAAATATTTAGTCATTGGTTTCAAGCTGTATCTGCAAATAATGAAGATATTTTAAGAAAGGTTTGCATTGAGGAAACTAGAAACAAAGGTTATCACGTTTATTTAAAGTTCCCTAAAATTAGTCATAAAATAGTTGTAGCCAATAGCCCTACAGGGGCTGAGGTTATTGCATTTTATACCGGTGGGTTAGTTGCTTATTGCAGCCCAACACCTAACTATACAATGTTTCACAATTCATGGGAAGATATAGAAGAATTAACAGAAAACGAATTTGAGTTATTAGTTTCTATTTCAGCAACTTTCAATGAATATGAAAATAAATTTGATGAAAAAGAAAGCGAATTTAATCAAGTAGAATATCCATTAGATTACGAAAGTACTTGCTTAACTTTTGATAGAGAAATTACCGACGACGCTTTTGAGCGAATGCTAAATGATTTAACTTTATTTAGAAATAACGCTTATCGATATCACAAAAAAGATAAACATATTGCATATTTACGCAAGGGCAGCAAAGCGGAATACTCAGCAAAAGTTTATTGGAAAACTAGAAAAGTTCTTTTATTTACTTCATCTATTCCCGATTACCCATGTTGGCAGGATAGAAAGGGAGCAACTGATAAAAGTTGGGTACTAACACCTTCACGAATTATATACTATAAAAATAAGCGCGACTGGATTAAAACAATTGAAGAAATATCAGTACTATGTGATAGCATAGGCATTGAAATTAACCAAACGCCTATTGAAGAACAACCGATACTTCAAAACCGTTCTAAATTCCCTTATGATATATTCCCAAGTTATATTGAAGAATATATAAAATGCCATAATATACAGCATGAATATATCGCTGCATTTATGTTTTCCGCAATTACCACTGCTATTGGCAATACTTGTTATTTAGAAGCACTAGATGGATATTATTTAAAGCCTATAGTATATTTAGCTGTTGTAGCTAATGCAGGGAGTGCAAAGACCCCTAGTATGAATATTGCTTTTGATTTCTTAAAGAATAGGGATAACAAAACTTATAAAGAATATAAAAATAAGAAAGCGGTTTATTTAGAAGAATCTGCAATATTTGACAAAGATAAAAAAGCTAATAACCCACCAACTAAGCCAACACTATCGCAAACTATCATTCAAGATGCGACTATTGAAACCGTTATAAATGTTTTACAATATAATAACAAAGGGTGCTGTTTAGTTGCGGACGAATTAATGGGTTTTATTAAAAGAATGAACGCCTATAAGCAAGGTGATGACTTGCAAAAATGGCTTGAAATGTGGGACGGGTCAAGTATAATGTTGCAACGTATCACTAGAGAAGAAACAAAGATTTTCGATTATACTTGTAATATTGTAGGTGGTATTCAGCCCGGTGTTTTAGACCAATTAAGTAGCGGTGATAATGCCTATAATGGTTTCTATCATAGGTTTTTATTTGCATACCCACAGCCACAAGAGAAAGCCCCATTTGAGCAAATATTTAAACCAAATCATTTAAAAGAACGTGTAACGCAATTCTTTGAAGATATTTATAAGCATCGGGAAAATGATATAAAAACACATTACACACTTTCGCCTGAAGCATTGTCTTTATATCAAAATTGGCATAACTATAAAAACAAATATTACAACAAAGCAAATAACGATAACGTAAAAGGTATAATCGCAAAGTATCAGGGTTATTGCTTACGATTTGCGCTTATAATTCAAGCAATAAGCGACACCACGTACAGAGTTGGTTATGTGCAGCAAGACAGCATGGAAAGGGCAATTAGGCTTACTGAATACTTCTTTTACAATATGAATAAGGCTTTAAAAATATTAAGCCCCGAAACGCCTATTGATAAGTTAAAATCACCTTACGATAAGCTTTATGCTGATTTGCCGAAACAATTTACTACAAAAGCTGGTTTATTGATTGCGGATAAGCATAAAGTAAAAGAATCTACATTTAAGTTATGGTTAAAGCGAAATAAGGATATTTTCACCGTATTAGACCGAGGAACTTACGAGAAGTTATAAAACTAAATTGATAAGCATTAATAGCCCTTAAATTAAGTTTTAAGGGCTAATTTGTTTTTAATTACTCTATTATCTTCATGTATTGACCATGTGCACTTTTGCTAACTTTTAGCCCTAAAAGCCTTCTTAAATACATTTTAGCGGTGCTATTCATCATCTTATGTTCATAGGCAGCATTTACAAATTGTTTAGTTGTAAAGAACTTAGGCATTTTATCTAAAACTATTTCATGAATAGGCTTATCCACTTTTTCGACTTGCATAATATAATCGTATTTTTCAATAGCCTTTTTTATAGTATTAGCTGAAATTCCTTTAGATATTAAACCAATAACCATTGATTGAGCTTCTTCTAATTTAGTATTTCTTATTAAGCATTCCAATAATGCTTGCTCATAACTAATTGCAAAAAAATCATTATTAAGTTTTTTATCGGAATACTTTTTATGTATTTCCTTAATTTCTTCTATAGAGTTTTCACACTCATAAAAGCCGACAATTTCAGCCCCATAAGGGCTATAACTTTTAAAAAGTTCAAATCTATCAATAATAGATTCACTACATACACTTGCAATTTTAATTGCATCAACATTGTTTTGCTTAAAAAAATAGACAAAATGTTTCATAACTAATAAGTTAATTTAAGTTACAAAGTTACATCATTTAATAGTAAAGTCAATGACTTTTTAAAAATATCTGTTACTATTTTTAAACCAATGTAATTAATAGACGAATAGTTACATAGGTTTTAACTTTACTATTCAATGCTAGTAAGGGTTTTAGCCGAAAGTTACAAAGTTACAAAACTACTAAAGTATAATTTACTTATTATTATTATATATAAAGAACCATATACCCGTATTTTTATATTTACCTAGAAATTATGTAACTATGTAACTATTTATAAGTTTTATTTATTTTTCCCTTTAATAAATATTTTATGTATATTTGCCTAAATAATTAAATCATGGAACTAGAAGGACAATTACATTTTATCGGGCAAACGACCCAAAGAACAGAATCGTTTAAGAGTAGAGAGTTTGTGTTGGTGCAGGAAAGTAGTAATTACGGAACGACCTACAAAAACTACATTAAGTTTCAACTGCTACAGGATAAGACTGCTTTAGTAGATGCATTTAAAGTTGGGCAAAAAATTAAAGTGCAGTTTAATATAAAGGGCAGTGAATACACTAAGGACGGGAAAACTAGCTACTTTAACAACTTAGATGCGTGGAAGATTGAAGGTGTTGGGAATGTAGTATCGCAACATCAACAAGCACCGCCGCCATTATCGCCAGCACCTAGCCATGAACCTAGCGATTTACCGTTCTAAAATATTTTACTAAAAATAAAGAAATATTATATTTAGTATTCATTTTTTCCTTATCTTTGTGCAATAAAAATAAGGGTTATGAAAAGTGCATATCAAGGTAAATGGGTTTGTTTTAGATTTGAAGCTAAGAAAAAAATTGTTAAGTACGTTACAAAAAACACATACGCAATGGTAATAGGTAATTTAGTTTTAACTTGTTCAAAAAAAGACGCGGAACAAATTAGAAAAAATTGCATAGACACTAAGTATAAAAATTACCATGAGTTTCAAATTACAGATAAGCAATTTGGTAAAATAAACTTTACAAATGTTGATTATAACGGATATGATGTTAATCATGTTGTTAATTACAAAAAAACCAAGATGCCTAATTTAGTAGTTTATGATAAAGGTAAAATAGTATTAGTTCCAGTTACTAATATGCAATTTATGGGTACTACCGCTTTAAATAGAACTTCTCTTTGGATTTAATTTATAATATTTATTGACGTTCAAAAAGCGGTTTATTCTTATTCCGCTTTTATTTCTTATTTTTGTGGTATGGTTAACGAACTAGAATTAAATTTTGATATATCTTCAAATGACTTTTCAAACTTTGAAATTGATTTTGAAGTAGAATTTGAAAGCCGATATATTAAGCCACCTAAAACAAAAGATATTGCAGAACATAATCTTAAATATGCCAATGCTGAAAAATTAGCAAAGGATATTGATATTACAGAAAATAGCCGATATTTTGTTATAGTAAACGGTTCTTTTATTTTTGGTGATTTTATAGAAGCTTTAATTATTGAAAAGCAATACAAGGTTAAAACTATGACAATATCAACACTTTCAATGAGTGAAAATAACGTAGATAGTTTAGCCGGATTATTAGAAGATAACTATATTGATGAATTAAATTTAATTGTTTCCGATTATTTTTATAGCCATGAAAGACATAATTTAACGCCATACATTTTTAAAGAATTAGATAATAATAACAAGTTTCAATTAGCCGCAGCCTCTACTCATTGTAAATTATGTATCTTTGAAACTTATTGCGGTAAATTTATAGTTATACATGGAAGTTGTAATCTTCGCTCAAGTAGTAATATTGAGCAATTTGTAGTTGAAGAAAACAAAACATTGTATGATTTTAATAAAGAATACCAATATAAAATCATTGATAAATTTAAAACAATAAATAAAGCAGTTCGTAGTAATCAACTTTGGAAAACAATAAATTAGTAAGTTATGGCTAGTGGTTCAAGTCAATATGCAGGAGTAAATAAAGGCAGACAAGCAAGAGCAGGTCAAGGTAAAAAAACATCCGCAAAACAAAGAAAAGAAAATAGGCAAAAAGCCGCAAAAGCATTTGATAATAATTTTGGTAAAGGCGGAGACGCTGGATTTTAATTTTTAATAAATGAGTGAAGAATTATACATTTTAGACAATCACAAAGAGAACATGCTAGATGCTTTAAAGAAAACATTAGGCATTGTTAGTTCAGCGTGTATAAAAGCTGGTATAAGTAGAGGCACTCACTATAATTGGCTAAAAGAAGACTATATATACAAATCACGTGTTGATGAAATTGCAGAAATGGCAATTGATTTTGTAGAAACTAAAATGTTTGAGCAAGTTAATAACGGTGATAGCGGTTTGATTAAATACTACCTATCTACTAAGGGGAAGAATAGGGGTTACGTCGAAAGAACCGAACAAAGACAAGTTGACGAAGAAGGCAAAACAGTTAAACAAGTAATGATTATTAACGGCAAAGAAGTAGAGTTTTAATTTTTTATGGTGGTGCAATTGTGGTAAAAACACTATGTTTGCAACATGAAAGAAATATTTTAAAAATTTGAAAATACAAATTACGAAGTTTCTAATTTTGGCATTGTTAGAACTATACCTCATATTGTAATCAAATCAGACGGAAAAATACACCCAGTAAAACAAACATATTTAAAAGCAGCTAAAAATAAAAAAGGATATTTAAAAGTAGGGTTATCTATTAATGGTAAATTAAAATCTTTAAGCGTACATAGATTAGTAGCAATTTGTTTTATACCAAACGAATTAAATAAGCCGCAAGTAAATCATATAAATGGAAAAAAAACGGATAATAATTATTTTAACTTAGAATGGTGTGATAATTCTGAAAATATTTTACATTCATACAAAATTGGTTTAACTAAAAATATTTACGAGCCATGTAAAGACAAATCAAATTTTAAAAAAGGTATAGAGCAAAAGTTTGCAAAACTTGATAATAATAAAGTAAAAGAAGCTAAACTATTAAGAGAAAGCGGTTTAAGTTATCAAAAAATAGCAAACAAATTTTTAGTTAATAAAAAAACTATGATTTACGCAATCAAAGGTATTACATGGAAAAATTAAAACAAATAGTATTCGCTCCTTTTCCCAAACAAGAAGAATTTATAAACGCTGTTTTAAGCGGCAATTATAGTTTTGTAATGTTTGGCGGAGCGATACGATGATTAGGCGGTTGTAAGTAATTGCAGCCGCCAAAATTAAGTGGTGGAAAAACAGTTGCTTTGCTTTCATTATTTACATTGCTTTCTAAAATTTATGCAGGTAGCAGGTGGGTAATTGTCCGAAAAGACATTCCTACAATAAAACGAAACCTTTACCCAAGTTGGGAAAAAGTAAAGCCAAGCAACTTTATTGAAAAAGATGCAAGCGATAGCAACCAACAAACAGTAACATTTACCAACGGATCACAACTTATATTCTTTGCGGAAAACTTTGATACTGATAAAGACTTAAACAGATGGAAGGGATTAGAAACTAATGGTATCGGGTTTGAGGAAATAAACGAATGCCAGCAACAAAGTTTATTCAAAGCATTTGAAAGGGCAGGAAGCTACGTAATACCAAACGCAACTAATCAGCCAAAACCAATAGTTTGCGCAACGTGTAACCCTTCATTTGGTTGGGTACGAGACTTAGTTTATTTGCCTTATAAAGAATATACATTAAAAACCTCATGGCATTATATTCAAAGTCGCATTTATGATAATATTCCACTTTTGGAAGCACAACCCGATTATTTACCTTCACTAAAAGCCAATTTAAACAGATATGAGTACGAAGTATTTGTTGAGGGAAATTGGGATGTTCAATTAAAAACAGGTGGTGAGTTTTTAAGAAAATTTGAATTAGATAAGCATGTAAAATATATTTCTTACAACCCAAATACAACTGTTCATATTTCAATTGATAGCAACGTTTATCCTTATATTGCAATAACAATTTGGCAATTAGAAAAAATAAATAATTGTTGGAATGTTAGGCAAATAGAAGAAATACCATGCGAAGACCCTTATAATACTTCAAGCCAAGCAGGGAAAAAAGTAGCATCATGGTTAAATAATATTAAATACACCGGATCAGTTTATTTATACGGTGACAAATCAACAAAAAATAGAAATAATATTGATGATAATAAACGTTCTTTTTTTCAAATATTTTTAGAGCAAATACAGCAAGCAAAATACAAAACCGTAGATAAGTTTTTAAGTCATGCTCCAAGCGTTTCAAGTATTGGGGATTTTTTAAATGCAATTTTAGACGGAGAAATAAAAGAAATAAATATTGAAATAGGGGAACATTGCAAAAAATCAATATCAGATTATATTGAAACCAAAACCGATAAAGACGGCACAATGCTAAAAGCAAGAACACCACACCCAACTATTAAAGGGGTAACAATGGAAAAAAACGGGCATCTTTTAGATAGCTTTAAAGATTTTATTGTGCAATGTTTTTACGAACAATATAGAACGTATTTGAATAGGTTTAACCAAGAACCAAAAACAGCCCCTAAGATTATCTCCCGAACAGAACACCAATTTACAATGTAAGTCTATTATATTTGCATTATGTCAGCACCTATTACACAATCAGCATTTGAGGCACTAAGCTACGGTTATTTGACGGGCAAAGACCTGGTTCAATACTGCCCTTTCCAAGCATTGCAGCGACAATATGCAACAAGCCCCGATATAATTACTAATGGAGTTTATACTGCCTATGCAGAACTATCTAGCAAGCTAGGAGCAACCTATGATATGGATGGGGAGTTTATTAAAACAGCAACTGCAAGAGATTTAGTTTCTGTAAAAAGAACTGCTATAAAAGCAATAGAAAATGTTTTAGGTGGTAATGCTTATCAATCCGAAAAAATGGGTGATATGATAAAAGAAAACAACGCCGAAATAAAAAAAATACAACAGCAGCAAACGTCTTTAAAGGCTGTACAAAAAGATGCACAAAGCCCAAAAGTAGGCAGTATAACTAAACTAACAACAGATTCATTTAGCTTTATTGGGTAATTATGAAAAAAAGAAACAAAGCATATCTTAAAGGGAACGGTCAAGGCACTGGTTGGGGAGTACCGGCTAATAAGGCAAAGCCAGCATTTGGCACAAACCCAAGTGTTAACCCTTTTCAAATACCTAGAGATTCGGGCTACTCAAAAATATCAAGCGTTTTTCCAAACAACTATTACAGGCAATGGGATTTGTTGCGTTGGAGACAAGCTTGTGATAATGCCTTTAGATTTGGTAATGCTATTGATTACGCTGCATTAGTATCATGGACATTTGAAAGTAGTGGGTTTGTTCGTTTCCTACACAGAAAAATAGAAACTGCAATAGGCAAGGCACCGTTTATTTTTGTTAGCAGCACAGGAGAGGAACTGCCACTATGGACGAAAGAACTTTGTTCAAAGAATTGGCAAAAGCAACTTAGACAAGAAATTGCCCTTTCACATTTTTGGGGTTTTACTGCATTAAATTTTAACCCCATAGATAACAAGATTTATAAGTACCCAATGCAAAATGTGGACGCTATAAATGAATATTTAAAGACGGGTACATTTGAATATTATGATGGAGTATTGATAGCCGAACAAGATGATTTATTATTTGTGCAGCCTAACAAATCACCCGAAAGTTTTTTGGGATGGATGCAAACAATATCTAGGGAGTTTATTCTTTGGAATAACGCTTATAATTACTGGTTAGCAGGTGCCAAAAGAAACGCTTATCCATTGTTAGCATTTGGATATCCACAACAAGGAACAGCAGAAAATGAAACGGGCGATTTATTTAATCCTTTACGAAATCAAGCAGAAGATTTAGCTGCTAATATCGACCCCACTAAGGGAGTTGTAAGACCTTACACTTTAAATGATGCAGGAGAAACAGTTTATCAAATAGACATTGAAGAAGTTGGGTCTGGTTCAAAGTCTAGCAAGCACGATGTATTTAAAGAGTTTATTAAAGAAAAGCAAAACGAACTTGAAAGAATGATAATATTATCTACTCTTACAAGCGGAACTGGCAGCAACGGTAGTAGGTCATTGGGCGAAGTTCACGAGCGCAGTTGGGATGATGTTGCAAGTGATATAATCGAGTATGTTACAAGCTACCTAAATAGCATTTATTTACCTAAATTACGCAAGTGGTACAAAAACATACCAGCAGGAGCAAAATTTAAGCATGATAGCAGTAAAAAATATAGCTTAGAAGAAATTAAAGTGTTAAGCGATATTATGACAGAAAACAACAAAGAATTAACTGAAGAGTTTTTTATCGCTAATGGAATAGCTAAAAATTATTTTACTGAAAAAGCGGACGCAACAATTTAAATATGTTATTGATAAAAACATTTATAGACAAAAGCAAAATTCATGGTATAGGATTATTTGCTAATGAATTTATACAAAAAGGCAAAATAATTGCTAAAATAAATAAATTAGATATTAAAGTACCATTAGTTAAAGTTAAAGAAGATTATGTTGAATTATTTAATTTTTATTCCTCTTTATGGGGGGGGGTATATCAAACATACTTTGACGATATGAAATTTATGAATCATAGCGAAAGTAATAATTGTTTAGATATTGAAAATGGAATGACGATTGCAATAAAAGATATAAATAAAGGGGATGAATTAACTTGTGATTACCGCTTAATATGTGAACTTTGGAAATGAAAAAAATAGATAGTTATATAGCTGCATTAATGTATTTAAGAGATGATGAACTAAATTACATCTATCAAAATCCAAACGGTGAAATAATATTTTTGCCTATAATGCAGATTTATAACGATGCTTTTTTCCAAGCTGAATACAATAGTATAACTAAATGGGCTGAAGCTTATGTAAATGAATCACCTACTGCACTTTATGAAAGGTACATTTTAAACTATACTCAATTTTCGGCAGGGAAAACACTAGAGGAGGTTAAAGAATTACAAAATTTAGTTTTTAATAGTGACGAATCAATAAAACCAATAGGTAAATTTATAAATGATGCCAATTCGTATAAGCAACAAATTAGCGACACATGGCTAAGGGTTGAATATGATAATGCTATTGGAAACGCTGTAATGGCTGATAAATGGCAACAAATAGAAGAAGATAAAGATATTTACCCATATTGGAAGTATGAGACTATGCACGATATCAGAGTTAGACACGACCACGCCGAACTAGATGGAAAAATATTTGAAATA